GGAATACACAATGAAAGTGTCACGAGGGTCAAGCGTGTACATTTCAAATGGGGACTCGTCTTCCTCGCCGGGTTCATCGGGCAGAACCAGCCGGTAGGCCGTTCCGCAGATCATCTGCCACTCAACAATTTCTTGGTCTTGTGTGGCTTTATCTTCTGCGAACATAAGCTCATTCAGAGCGGTAATCCCCTTGGTGACGCTCTCGTCAGTGCTTCTGCCAATGTACTGAATCGGCTCACCGCAGAGATAGCCAACCTTGAAGGAGACAATCTCGTTCGCCCGGTTCTCCACAATCCTGTTGCAGATTTCAGGACGGACATCTTTCACCCGGTTCAGAATGGGTTGATTGCCCTTGTAGTACTTCCAGAGATAATCAATGTCACTTCGATTGAGCGCGTGATCTGCGAGAGCTTTCTGCAAAACAGAAACTACATTTTCATCGGTGATTTCTTTCACACTGGATTTGATAATCCGTCTGCCGCTCATTTGGCGAGTCTCACTCACCGGCTTGGAAGTGTCAATTACATTCCCCAAGATTGTCCCTCCTTTCCCAGAAAATAAAATGGCGTATGACTGTTCGCAGGGCTTTCGCCATACTCGCAATCATGCGCCGATTTCATCTCATAATTTTTCGCCTATATTATACCGTTTTGATTCGCGAAAGTCAAGTTATAATTCTTGTTTCAAGAATCGAGCGTTGAAAACTCAGTGGAAATTGTGAATTACCAAGGCCGCTTAAATACTTCCACCTTCTGCCCACTCAGACTTTGAGCATACTCAGCCAGCATTGCCATTCCATCGGGGACATCATCGTGCTTATTTTTACCCGCCATAGTGTAAGAGCAGAGCATATCCATCATCTTGCCATAATCCGATTTTCTCTGGTAGAGAGAAGCGTCTTTGAAAAGACAATGTTCCTTCACCCATGCGCTGTTCACAATGATTTTCGTCTCTTTGTTGGCGGTAGTGAATTTGGTGGTGATGTGAGTAATACCGCCTTTTTTCTTCACTTCTTCCTGAATTTTCTCAGCGACACGCCGCCCTGCGGAGTTGGATTCAAACCGACAGGACTTTACCTTGTCCCGCACAAGAATCTCGGTCAGCCTTGCGTCTACGATGTTGGGAAGACCGTTATCGCACACGCAATCGTCAATATAGTAATCCTGCCCGTATACATAGGCCACAGGAAGAAATGCGTAGTCAGCACCCCTATCCTTAGTGTCGCAGATACCAATGATCGCGTCCGGGTCTTCCTTGGGAAGCTCGAAATAACGGCGAAGCTCGTCCGCAGAGTAGACAAGTCCCTCACGCTCAATCGGCTCGTTCATATACAAGGCTCTCCAACTCACATCGTCCATAATGTTTCTTTGTTCATGGTAGAACTTTGTGCTGAACCCTACGCCGTAGGCATAATCAAAATTGGATTCGTCATTTTCGTCAAGAGCGGGAATCACAATGAATTTTGCCTGGTCACTGTCGATATACTCCCGTTCCAGCCGCCCAATGACATCATGTACAGACCAACGGGTTGCAATATGAAGCTCCTTGCAGTGATCTCCGATTTTACGCTGTCGGAGGTCAGTAGTGTAGGTTTCCCACAGCTTGTCCAGCCGTTCTTTCGACAGAGCCACCTCGATACCAGACACCAAATCGTCACAGTAGAGCAGGGTAGCGGCACGGTACAGACCCGCATTGCCGGTGCCGATAGAGGTGAACTCCAAGGTTTCAAAACGCTGTCGTTTGTCAAGGTCGATACGGCAGTCTTTGGCATTGGTGCTGGACACTTTCACATTCGGGAAAACATCGTGCCAGAGATAATCTCCATTCTCGTCCATAATACGCAGACATTCATCGTACACACCGCGCACGAAGGAATTGGAGTGAGAACCTGTCAGCATGGGTTCATTGGGAATCCTGCCGCCAAGCCAAGTCAGATAGAAAATCGCAAGGGTAGTCTTACCACTGCCGGGAGGTAAAGATACCGCCAACAAATCCAGCTTATCGTCTGCCAACTCTTGCAAAGCGTCCACCACCTGTTTCAGCACCTTACGCCGGGGAGGGTAAAACTTTTTCTTCGGCTCACGATTGGATTCGACATATAGGAGGTAGCTTTCAAAATCATAAGGAGCCGCCAAAAGAAGTACAGATTTGTGTAGCTCATAAAAGCTCAGCAAATCATCGTCTTTAATTTTGGGAATCACGCTTTCGATACGCACCGACAGCTTTTTTAGATACTTCACTCCGAGCGAAATGTCTGTTTTCATGGCTTCCTTGCTCATATAATACAGGTCTTCGTACAACTGGTACTCATAGGAGCTGGTCACGAGTTTGTTGTAAATCGTCTCAAGTAGCTTTTTCATAATACCTCCAAAAAGAAAATGGCGCATGACCGTTTGAGCCTTACGCTCTCGCAATCATGCGCCAAAATCAATCTTCTTGATTGTCAATTATCGTTTGTATTTTTTCGTATAATCTCATCCAATTCTTAGGGACTTTGTTTGAGAGTAATCCGTCACCTCTGAAATGAATAGAGTGGTAAGTTTTGTTTTTCAAAATCAACTGAAAAAAGAATCCTTCGGTTGTTTGGTAATAGGTTGTGTTTGATTCAGACTTCGCCGTCATGCCACCAATGACAGCTCCAACTCCACCAGCAATCGCTCCACCGACTATTGCTCTTGGGATAACACCTTTGGACTTAGTTTTGGTGTAGGACTTTGTGATATTATTCCCTACGATTGAGCAAGATTCTATTTCGCTATAAGGTATGACATCGTGAATAAGCATCATGACCTCATTATCATCACTGAATAAAACGCTTCCTGACCCGCCATTATAGCCAGCTATAAAGATACGTTGACACTTTGAAAAGAGCTTTTCTGTGTCCAACTTTTTCTGTGCAAGCTCTATTTTGAGTAAATCAGGTTTTGACTTTCGAGTAAGTTTATCGAGCTTTCTCTGCGCCTTTTCTATGTTCTTTTTATTATCATAGCTATTAAACCTACTCTCTTTTATGCTCTGATGTATGGTTAAACCAGTAACGAGACCAACGATTATACACGATATTACAATCATTAATACGACTTCTGTTGTGTGCATACTATATACCTCCCGAACACTCTTTTGCTCTCACAAGGTTGTACCACGAGGAGCGAGAAATCCCAAGCAAAGCACAAGCGTCACCGACAGTAATACCGCCTTTTTGTTGTTCCTCAAATAATTCAGAAAACTTTTCTTGTGAGACTTTTAATTTTGGTCTCCCATCCACTCGCACACCCTTTTCTCGTGCAATAGCTTTTCCTTCCTGTGTCCTCTCGACAATCATGTCTCGCTCAAATTCGGCAAACGAAAGCATGACATTTCGTATGAGCTTTCCAGTAGGTGTATTGTCCATCACACCAAGGTTCAGAATATGTACAGTTACCCCACGGTTTATTAGAGATTCTATCATCTGACTCCCTTGAGAAGCACTCCGGGCAAACCTATCCAGCTTCGTCACAATCAACGTATCGCCGGAAGATAGGTTTGAGGTGAGCTTGTCAAACTCAGGACGTTGCACTTTCGTTCCTGTAAATGAATCATAAAAAATCTGTTTTGCTCCTGCGTCTTTGAGTAGTTGCGTTTGGGCTTCAAGACTGTTGCCATCACGAGCTTGCCCCTTGGTAGAAACACGAGCATATCCGTAAATCATTTTGACACCACTTCACTTTTAGGCTTAGTAGCATTTTCCACCGTTAATTCATATCCACCTTCGGGAAGCCTTGCCGTCCTTGGTAAAATAGCGATTTTATAATCGAGAACACGAAGCAGTTCTTGTAGCTTTGTTATACTTATGTTGTCTTGGCTTAGTCTTTCGCTAACAAGGCGGGGAGATTTATTCAATCGGTCTGCCATCTGATTGACACCAATTTCTTTCTCCCTCATAACCTCTCTAACAGCGTCTCCTGCTTTCATTGGTACACCTCCGATGTTTTGATAATTGGATTATATCACGGAAATATCCGAATTGTCAAGATATATCCGAACTTTTTTGTGAGACACTTGAGACAGTAATTTTTGCCAAAACTTTATATAAGAACACACTCTCCTATAAAGACTGTTTTATGATAAAAATAGTGTCTCAGTGTCTCAAATGCCGTAATTTCAAGGTTTTTCGGTTATTTGTAAGTGTCTCAATACTGTCTCATTACTGTCTTTTTGATTTTAGTGTCTCAACGAAAAAGGGTCTTTTTGTTTCTTTTTTGAAATTTTGGGGAACTCAAGCGACTCCCTGCGGCTCTTTCGCCGGTGTGCTATCCCCCTCCGGGGTGGTGCCACTCAAGGCAAGCCGGCAACGGCTCCCGGCTTGCCTGTCCCGCTGTCAATAGAATTATAAAACGGTGATAGCACATTCAAAATAAAGCTTTCAAGCCCTATTGATACCACCCGCCGCCACTGTCAATAGAATATGCCCAAATGACAGCACCACACACAAGGCAAACCGCACACAATGGAGGACAGGGACAGCCGCACAAGCTCCCACACAATACAAGATTACAAGCACAAGGACACAAGCCCACAGCACACGCCCACGATAACAGGACAGGGACGGCACACAAGCCCCATTGTATAAAGCCCATCATATAAGCCCCACACAAGCCCTATAAAGGGCATTTAATAGGGGGTATATAGGAACCCTACACGCACAAGAAAAGCCCTATACAGGGCAATACAAGCCGCTTGCATAGAGCATAGAAAAACCCCGCCCAATATAGGCGGGGTGTATGTATCAATTATTCATTTTCAAAAGCTCGGCCAACAACATAAACGGGAAAACAAGCAAGATCACAAGCCACATTTTCAAACCCTCCATTTATTAACCAACAACAACCCATTGAAAAGCGGGATTGTACTTTTTACCCTTATAGGGCTTTACTGTCACATTTTCAAAAACTCCCGCTTGTGTTTGTGCCCTTGAGATAAAAGCTATAAATGCGGGAATATCGGCGGGGGGCATTAAATACCATTTTGCGCCCCGTGTGCTTTTCCTTGCGTGAATCATTTTCAAACCCCCTTTACACAAACAAGAAACGCCGTGTGTTTGTCGTTTTGGTGTATTTTGCGGCAATTTCGGGCATATCCCGCTTTAATGCCGTGGTATCAATGCGGGAACTGGTAACAGCTTTATAGCTTGCCTTGTGTTCACTCCCGGCGATAGTATCAAGCCCGTTTTCCTCCATGTACTTTTTCAAACTGTCTTTCAAGCTGTCCAGCGTTTCCCCTATTTCCTCAGCCATTCGGGAATATTCCGCAATTTCACGCATTAAGGCGTTTAGATTGTCCATTGCAATTTTGTTATAATCTGTCATTTTTAAGCCCTCCATTTTAACAAGCCCGGTTATATTGTGCCCATGTGGGAATTGTGCGCAATTCGTCCCGCATTTCCTTTATTGCCGCTTTAATCGCTTTAATAGTGCCGTTATAATCGTTGTACCCGGTACACCAACCCGGCGAACATTGCACCAACCCCAACCCGGCGCAATCAATCAGAAATTGCTTTATTTCTGTAATTTCCTTGTTTGCGTCCCGGCGATCCTCCCAACTGTCCAGCGCAACCGGGAAATTATTTTCAATATCCAGTGTAAAGCCCTCATAATATCCCGGCTTTATGGTAATGTGGTAGTAATGGAAATTATGCTTTTTAAGCTCTGTTTTAATGTTCTCATAATCGCAGTTATAGCAATCTTCTATGTATTCCGCTATGGCGTTTTCAATCGTGCCGCCGTACTCGTTTACTTGCGTTTGCATTTCCTCCATAAACTCCAAATCGTTTTCAAGCTCCAACGAATCATAAGGACGCAAGCCCATTGTTATATAATCGCTTGTAAAGTAATTCACTGCACCCATTTTTTAACCCTCCATATAGCTATATGCGTATTGCTCCACCGTTCCCAATGTTCCCGCCGTGGGCGTTTCCCCGGTGAACCTGTCCACCGTCTCAACCGGTATATAAAAGGCGGTATATTTTCCCGTTTCACTGTCCCGGCAGTTATACCACTCAAAAGCATTTACAATGCTATCGAATGTTTCCCCGGCGCAATTCTGATTGATTTTGTTTATATCCATATCAAGCCGAAACGGGGAACCGGGGCGCAAATTGCAAGGACAAAAGCGAACCGTTAAACCGTTGCTATATGCCTGCCTTGCCTGTTTCTTGTTTATCCGCTTGAATGTGTAGCCGTTTTCAGTAAAGGTGTAAGCCCTCATTTATTGCACCCCCTTAAAAATCTACTTTTTCCATTCGTTCGGGTGCTTGCACCGTTTCCCAATGCCAACCGGGGGAAAATGTATTAGCGACTTTTTCCCGGTGACTATCCCGGCGAATTATAGAAAATCGTGCTTTTATAAGCTCTTCAAAAATAATCTGCGCCGCCTGTTTAATAATTGCGTCTGGTACTTCTGATTTAAAAAGGCAATCAAATAGCCATTTTTTAGTAAATTCATCAAGACAAGCGTCTTTTGAAAATTTCCCATTTCTAACGGGCGTTTTGATGTAGTAGAACGGGAAAAACGGGTTTTGATCAACTTGGAAATAGTAGGCGATTTCATCACAAACAAAAGTAATATATGTTGTGTGGGTCACTTGCACAAATTCAGAATTATCTAAATTCCTATCACACACAAGGGCGTTTCTAATGGGCTTTACTTTGCCGCCGTTGTTTTTTACGATCTCCGCTAATTGTGTCATAATACGGCACACATTGAAATCAAGCGGACGCAAGTATAATTTTTCGTTTTCTCTGCCGATATACATTTCTTTTACCTCCTCTTACAAGCTCATATATTCCGCTTTGCTCAATCCGCAAAACGCTTTAATGTGTCGGCCTGTCGTTGCTGTCCAATCGCTCCACAGCTTGACTAATTCCCCGGAAACAAGCCTTTTAATAATGGGCGTTCCGTAGCTGTATAGCGTTTCTGTCCCGTTGTCCTCCACCACAACAACCGCTTTTCCGTAAAAGCTCTTGCGTCCGTCTGTCGGTATCAATTCGTATTTTTTCATTTTCTGTACCTCCTTTTGTCCGGCTCGTTAAATGCTAAATCTTGTGCAAACTCAAACAATTCAATTTGTTTTTCAACTTCCATTTGCGCCATTACTTTAATTAGATTGATTGCTAAATCCTCAAAGTCTTTTTGTTGCTTGCATTTTGGCATTTCCAGCGGCTTCATTTATATATCCTCCTTTTTGTTCGGTTATTTCCGATTACACTTTTATTATAATCGGTTATATCCGAACTGTCAAGAGGTTTTCAAAAATTTTTTCGGAAATATCCGATTTATTTTTTGCGTACATTTACTTTTGACTTTTTGTATATAATAGGTATGAAGACAAGAGAAGCCCCCGAAAAACCGTCAATTTTGCTTTAATACTGCAAAGTGCTAATAGAAAACGTCAAAAATCCGAAAAATCATGAAATTTTCCGCACAAAAAGACCGCCACCCGCTCCACGCCGGACAGAACCGGGGCAGAGCCGATGGCGGTTTCATAGTCGATAGTCGATAGTCGCTTGAGAGTTGATAGTCGATAGTCGTTAGTCGTTGCCGGAGTCGCTACCGTCCTCGTCAGAGTCGTTGGCAGAGTCGATAAGATAACGCTCTCTGATAGAGTCGGGGTCATAGTCGTTATCCTGCTGAACATTCGGAGTGACAACATACTCAGTCTTATCCTGATAACCATAGTTGTTCTTGCCGAGAAAAATACCCATGACAGGGTTGATCTTGCCGTTTTGAACATAATCCTCCCACAGAACCTCCATTATGCGATACGCTTTTTTTAAGGTGTCCGCTACCTCCTTCGGCAACGCAGTCTTATACCCAACACCACCTGTAGGTGCATCATGAGTAATTGCCCATAAATTTTGTCTGCTCATACCATTCAACACCAATGCCATACCAGACACAGTAGGCTTCATATCACTCGAAGCCATGAACTCAAAATAGTCGTTCAATCGTTTCTCCACCTGCTTCACATCATGCAGATCAATGTCAGGCAGATTCATCAAGTGCATGGAATTTCTCAGGTACTTTGCATTGTCACCCGGCTCCAAGTCGTACCCATTCATACCAATCACTGGAGAGTTGCCGCCCCTCGGTTTACCTTTTTTCTTGACAACCTGTACTTCCTCCGTCTTTACTTCGTTCGACACGTTTCATACCTCCTTGTCATTATGTCAGCTCTCCATGCACATACCCGGAGAGTCCTCTTTTCGTTTAGATGCTAAAGACACTAATGATACACTATTGAGACACTAAGGAAATGCCGAAAAAGCCAGTGTTTTCAAGGGTTTTCGATTTTTGAGACACTTAGACACTAATTTTTCTTATCCTTTATATATAGGAATAATATCTCCTTAAAGGAAAGTTTTTAATATAAATAGTGTCTCACTGTCTCAAACCCTTTATGTGCAACGGTTTTCGGATTTTCTTACTGTCTCAAGTTGTGTCTCAATACTGTCTCAGAGTCGTTTAGTGTCTCATTACAAAACTGCTGTCTTCCATGCGTTTTTAATTGAAACTCCATCATAACCACGCACACGCTTCTCGCCCCTTGGGAGATTGCGATTCGATTGAATACCTCGCTTCTCAGCATTGTCGGAAAACCAGCGGAACAATCGCCTGTCGGAAGCGTCTTTTATGCCGTTCTCTTTACACCAGCGAAGGTAGACGCTCTTGAGTTCTGCACAGGTGACGCTTCCTTCCGGGGAAATATCGCAGACTTCCTCCAAGAAATCCTCGAAGTGTGTACCCTGTGACTTTGTTACGCTCATGTAGTCGATAGATCGTTGAGACCATGAGATTTTCCAGCCGTTTTCGATTACTCGTTTCAGTCCGATCAAAGCCCATTTGAAAATCTGTTCCTTCTCGTTTTCGATAATCATTTCATAGAACTTGTTGATGGTCTTTCTGTTTGGGTCTTTGCTTTTTACAAGTATCGGGTGAAGTCTACGGTAAAAGCCGTCAGAATCATCATAGAGAGATGAGAGCATGAAGTTTGCGCTTGCCACCACCCGGCAATAGGGGAGGAAGCTGAACGGGTCTCCGTATTTTCTTTCTGCCGGGATAGGTGTGTCTGCGGTAATGAGCTTTTTTAACACGCCTGTCTCCTCAAGTGCGGCTGAACCCAAATCATCATCGTAAGCAACCAGCTTGTTTTCGACAGTGGCAATTTGAAACCGTTTGCTCACAAGCTCCTGAGTGTTGATGGATTCAAACGCATTTCCCATAATGCTTTTTAGAATTGTACCAAGCCCCGATTTACCTACACCAGCGTCTCCAACTAAAAAGAACGCTTCCTGTGCTGACGTGACGGGTACGAGACAATAACCCATGATTTCTTGAATAGTCGGAATGTCTTCCGGGACAAAAGCGTCTTTTAACCATTTGTCAAACAGCGGGGTAGGCTTGTTTACAGGAGTGTAATTCACAGAGAGTCGATAGGGGGCTTGCTTTTTTTCTCCAAGGTGAAACTCCCACGTGTCTTTACCAATATGAAGGTCTCCGTTGGACAAAGGGATAACGGTATCGTCTATACCCAAACTGTCAACATGGTACATATCTTTGAGGGAAGTGAATAGAGCGTTTGTAGGCACGTCAAGGCGAGAAGTCCACCCCATATCGCCAAGCGTATTTGCTATGTCTCTGCGGACAGATTGATTGCTCATCATTCCATCGGGGGTATAGAAAATCCCGTGACAGTACACACATCTGTTGATTTCTGCAAACACGTCCACAAAACGCTTGTAGTTGAGTTGCATTTCGCCCTTTTTGCCCTCTACAATAATCCCGCTCGTGTCTACGTCCTGTGAAAGTTCTTTGCAATCCACCACAACAATCTCAAGAGGAGAAGACTTCACTTTTTCGTAGAGGTATTCGGGTTCTCCGTGAATCTGACACCATTCCTCAAAGGTTTTGGGTGCGTCTTCTACAAAGGTTTCATTCAACGGGATTCGAGTTGTGCTGTCGGACAAGAGTTTGTCCAAGTCGTATTTCCCCATCGTCACACCACTAATTCCTTCCTGAGACTGCTGAGTTTGGCGATTTCTTCTTTATCCCAAACCATTCTCGCTCCGCAGTTGCCGCAATAATTATCATCGTAATCGTAGGTTGCACCACAAACGGAGCATTTGACTTTTCCCTCATCGAGACAAATCCATCTACCGTCATGAGGTGAAGCTGTAGAACGAAAATAAAGCTCTATGTCCTCCTGCGTGTAGTATCGTCTGCCAGTCGGGGTTCTCTTAGCCGGGAAAACACCTTTGTTGTCCCAACTTTGTACGGTTTTCAAGCATACACCAATTCGCTTGGCAAATTCACTTGGTTTCAATGTGTTCATACATCTTTGCCTCCTTTACTACATTATACCGCATAATGCGAATTTGTCAATAGTAATCACGAATTATAATTCTCATTTTAAGAACTAAGTTTTCACGCCGGAGACTCTCAAGCTCTTCCATATTTGCTCTATCATTTTCAACAAGAAAAGCCGTCAGCATACCGCACTTCATCTTCCAAGAGCTTAACCAAGAGATAAGCGTCCCGTCCAATATGTGCGATACGATTTCGTTCTCATTGATGTCCTCTAATAAGCCTTGAAGTTCTGTGAGCATTTTATTTTCCACGATTGCGTTCACCTCCTACTGCAATAGCGCATTTCTGTTTATCCTCTACCCACCAAGCACAATTTTCTCTCCGACATATCCACCCTTTAGGGGCACTGATTGCGTCCGAAGCGAGTAGGAGGGGGCAGTATAGCTTGTTTTTCTCATATTCAGACATTGTGTAAATCCCTCCTCACGTTCTTTCTTACTTCCTCATCGTCCTGCTTTACATAGCCTGTTTCGGCAACAATGTCACGAAGCACCTGTAGCCGTTTTTCGTCCTCCTCAACGGAAATGGACTTGATGTACTGGATAATCCTGCGAACTTCAAGGGCAGTCCAATGAGGGATTTTGTTGCCGTAGAGCTTCTTGCCAATGGCGTTGACGGTAGCCGGGGAAAGCCCAAGCTCATAGGCAATCTCAGCGTTGGTATAAATCCATTCTCCTTTTGTGTTAATCATTGTCTACACCTCTGCAAACTTCATGACATACAATTCTGCCGCTCTTGCACTTGGGAACGAGCATGAAGTGAAGTTCCGGGTCTACGAGAGAGACCATCTTTTCTACCAGCTCCCGGATTTCCCACTGCGCCCTGAGACAGAGCCGCTCGTTGGCGATATGGATAAGCTCTCTCAGGTTGCAGGATAGGTACAGCTCGGTCTCACAGGCGTTGGGGAGGATATAACGAGCGTCCTCGTTGGGAACACCAACTTTTTGACATTCCTCGTAAAATTCCGCAATCCGATTCATAACCATACCATAGTCATAATCACCACCCGCTTCTTCTACAGAGCAAGGTAGCACTGCCGAAAATCCGTCCTCCGAGCAGTACCGCTGACTGCGCTGAGTGAAGCTACAGTGCCTATGCCGCACGAGCTGGTGAGAACAGGCACGAGAGATACCCTCGATTTTGAAGGTGAAGTAGATATGCTCAAACACTGATAAATGACCACATTTGTACAAATGTGTTACCAGCTTCAAAGGGTCTTTCGGGTCGCTGTCGTAGCAAATGGACGCTATTTCTGAGATAGTTTCGATTGGAGAGGGTGTAGAATAAAAAAACGCTCGCTTTCATTTCTTCTTTCTCCTTTTTCTTCTATTATTAGCTTGCTCTTTTACGGTAGCCCAACGGCAATTTTCAGGGCAGTAATTTCCATTATTGTCAATACGGTCAATTGTCAGATTTTCAGCATAGCCGTTTGATAATGCCCAATCTCTGAAATTAACGAAATCGAACCATTCTTGGCATACTTCGATACCTCTGCCACCATACTCTGGGTATTTAGGACGATTGGGATTTGTACATCGTTGTATCATCCCGTTCCAAATACCATGCAGTCTGGTCTTAGATTCACCATGAATTGTACAGGCATTTATCGCACTTCTCGTTGCTGTTTTGGTAAGGCAACCACAACTTTTGGTTCTACCATTCAATAATGCTTCTACCCTTACTACTTTTTGATTACTGCATTCACATTTGCATAAGACCTGTTTGTGTCGATTTGGAGAAGAAGGAGCATTATCTATAACAGTCAATCGACCGAATGTTTGTCCTATTAAATTCATATCTTCACCTCTTATAGCGTGTAACGCTGTTGCATATTGTCCTGATTTCATTCCGATCAAGGGGAGGGTCACAGGCCACCATATTGGCGTACAGCAGTTCATCATAGATTTGCTGTTTACTGTAGCCTTGATTGTGTAGCATACCCGCAAGTGAAGTCAGGCAGATGTTTCTACTGCCATCGGGAATACGGGGATAGACAGGACGGAGCTTTATACGATTGTTTTCAGGCAAGCTCCATATTGGAGAGTAAATCCTACCTCCGTATCGCTCTCCCTCTTTGCTCTCTCTCGTTTCCGGGAAAAATTTTTCCACCACATAATCAATCGCTTCCTGATCTTCTTCGATGGTGTCATACAAAAGCGTATCGCCTGTCATGATGAAATAACGAGCCGCTTTGTAAATCTCCACCCCTGCAAGGTTGTTCTTGCCTTTGAACGGGAGCGTACCCCTGAGCAGGATATGAAAGCCCCTGCCGCTCTTGGATTTTTCGGTATAGCTTTCGCATACACCGATGATCTCTGCCGCCAATGGGGAGAGAAAACCGTCTTGGTCGTAACCATCGTCTATATCAATCCCAACATAACCGTTGTCATTGAAGACGAACCCACAGTAATCATAGTGTCCCTCCGACACAGCCTTGAGAGCCGTGTCGAAGGAAGACCATGTTTCTGGATTGGTGGAGGAAGCGGCTTCTCGCTCAAATGCTTTCATCGGAACCTTGCTGTCACTGCGAGTACAGACCCATTGATTCAACCTTTTCAATTCTTCGGGTATGTTCTCGTATCGTGTCAAATCAGGCTCCTCCTTTTTGCAATTTTGTGCTCCAACTCGTTTACCAAAGCCCAAATCTTGTCCTGCTTGATGTTTTTCTGCACAGACACCCTGTAAACATTATCGGGAATGGTATTACCCTCCCGGTAAATAAACAGCAGAATGTCCCTGTCAGCGTCAGTGAAACCCTTTAGAGCGTGTTCACAGGCATACCAGTTCTGCTTATCAGCGTCAGAACGAAACTTCGGGTTGGGGTGTCTGGCATAGAATCTCATGCAGTGCTGGATATAGTCAGAATAGTATGTCCTCATTCTTCACCCTCCGCTTTGCGGGGAGCTGTCCTCTTGGAAACCTCGCCCTCAAAGTACCATTTGTTGTCGATGTTGATGGGGTAGCCGCTGACATCCGATTTCATCAGCTTCCCATGGTTGATGATGTGCTGGGCAGACGCAATCGCCATCTGGTTTTTCACCAAGTCTTTTCCAGTGCGAAGCAGGAAAGTCACCTTTCCGTTCGTATTTTTCAGCCTGTAGTTCATTCTCTGACCTCCTCATTCCATTCGGCAATGTCAATACCGTATTGTTTTAATTTGTAAGCGCACAGCCACGCTTTGTCCTCGTCACCCATTTCATACCGTTTCACAAGAGCGTCCAGTTCGGTGGAAAAGCTGTCATAAAAAGCCCGTAAGCGTTTCTTCCCAAAACCGAACTTTTCATGGAGTAGCCATAAAATCAGAGCGTCCATTTCATGCTCATTCTTTTTATCGAACTCGGCGCATTGGCGAAGAATTTCAGCGTCTATGGCTTTCTGTTCCTTTGCGCTGAACTGTACTCCGAAGATGTGACCCCTGTTTCTTTTGAAAACCGGCATATCAGACACCTACCACATGGGAAGCGATCATATCCGCATGGTGCGTCCAGAGCACATTCGGGAATCTCTGTACAGTGTTGGTGAACTCACGCCAATGTTCCCGGTCGGTGAAAGCACCCATGTGATAAAGAACGCACATGACTTCCTCCTCGGTCAGCGTCATGTACTGAGAGAGAAGAATGACCGACTTGTCACCATGTCCTTTGATAGCAGTGTCGGGGTTGTATTCCCACGCCTGTTCGTCATAGACAGGACACTCCCCATACCAATCTGCAATGGTTTCTTTAACCGGGTGGCGGTACTGGTCGATTTTACACAGGTCATGGAACATACCTACGATGAAGGGGCTTTCGGCTCTCTGCCATTTCAGACCATTCTTCGCAGACAGGTCTACCAGAGAGTTCATCACCATCAGAGAATGGTCGAACAGCCCTCCCTCGTAGGCTCCATGGTATTTTGTGCTTGCCGGGGAGCGAAAGAACCCATTCGCCAGCAGATAGGTTTTGAAGTCCTGAGAGATAATCTTGTCAAAACCAGCGGCTTCAAATAACTGCAATCTTTCCCGTTCTGTCATTGGTCTCCCTCCTTCATCAGTTCACAGATAAACGCCATATTACAGGCCATGTGCTTGTAATGTTCGATACCGCTCTCAGCGTCCTTTGAGCGGTGATCTTCAATGAAGGAAAGCCAGTGGCGGTAAAAAGCGTCTACATACCGTTGCAGTTCGACTTTCCTCCAATTATCCGGGTCATGGTATTTTTCCGTTCCATACTCCCGGACAACCGCAATATCACGGATAATTTGAACAGGGACAAGGGACAGCTTGGCTTTCCCTTTATCGTCCTTAGCAATCTCCATTTCATTTCCTCCTGCTCCGCAAAGCCCTCTGAACACCTTTTGACCTTTGCGCATACAAACTATTTGCGGCTTCACGCCACTTGCGCTCTTTCTCCCTGAGTTCATCGTGTGCTTTCTTCTCGGAGAGGTATTCGGCGCAAGTGGCATGACAACCCGCATGGCGTTTAGGTGCTATACAATCTTTGCAACACTTTATGCCCACGCTTACAGACCGCCGAGCAGTGCGTCAAGGTCAAGCCCCTTTGCGGGTTGCGCCGCAGGAGTGGGAGAGGGGGTAGGAGCGGCAGTGGCTTTAGGGGTAGCAGGAGCAGTAGCCCCCTCTTTGCCAAGCGTCAGAGCACGAGCGACAGGCTCAGTGTCGAAGTATTCTGCCGGGGACTTGTCACCAAAATTGGCGAAAGTAACCATCTTGTTGGGGTCTTTGTTGGACGGGAGCTTAGTGTGAACGACCTCGGCGCAGATGAAGTGGTCGATAAGCTCAGAGGGGTCAATGTCCTCCAAAGTGTAATCACCCATTACCGTTTTGGCAAAGTAGGAGAAAGCGTTCAGAGCCTTTTCATTCGGCTCGTCATTCTTGTCTTTGATGGAAAAACGCTCGGTGTGGGTCATACCAGCGGCGTTCACCAGCTTTACCTCGATCTTGCCAAACTCCTCGTCATAGGTCGCACCATATACTCGGAACACATAGGTTCCTTCGGGAATGAGAGTAAACCCGCTTGTCATAGGGATTCTTGCCATTGTCTTTATCCTCCTTAAAACAGGCCACGCTTTGTCGTGCCATTGTTCACAATGATTTTCATAAGCTCCCAAGCCTGTTCCTCAGTGAAACCGGCTTTTGTATAGGCTTCATACATCTCATAAAGCTCTTGTGCGGCATCGTTCTTCGTTTCAACACGGTTTGCCTTTTCCAGCTCTAATTTCAGACACTCGATCTGCTCACGGCTGTTTTTAATTTCCTGCTCCAACTGAGCTTTGGTTTTGCTTGCCATTGTCTTTATCCTCCTTATTTCTTCTTAGAACTCACATACATGGCGTAGCCGACAATCAACACCAATTCCACCAGAATAGTGGTGATTACACCGGCAACGAAAGGGTCAATATACATAGCGTCCTCCTTATTCCTCGTAATCGGTCGGGAAAATCAGACCAAGTACTTCCTCGTCCTCAGCAGAGGAGAACTTCGCAGGACGCTTGATGACCAGAGCCTTGCCCTCGCTGGTTTCCTCCTCGGCGTTATACTTGACAAACATTTCCACGATGTCTTTTCGCTCAATGAGGGCGTAGGCACTATTGTCGATTGCGACCTTGTTCTGTGCGCCCTCCGTAGCGTAGATACGAACGCAATCCTTGATAACGCCATCGGCATACGGCATGACAGCCTTGTGGAGGTCACAGGGGTCGGTGAAGCTGTCGTAATTGATGATGTTCTCTACAAATTCGGGCATATCGGCAACCTCGGTGCAGGTGACGCTACGAATATCCTCCGGGATTTTCATAAATACCTTGTCGGAAGCGAGCCAGCGTTCGCCGTTCTTGCGATTGTAGACGATACCGTCAGAACCAAGAGCCTTTACAAATTTCTGAAATTTCATGGTGAAAATCCTCCTTATTTCACAGTCATGCGGTACTGCTCAGATTTCTTCTGGTACTTCTCAAGCAGACCGTCAGCTTCCAGTGCCTTTTTGTCTATTGTAGTGGTTTCGGAGCGAGAGACCGTCCATGTGTAGGCAGACCCCTTGATCTCCACCTTTTTGTCACCGTCCCGGAACTGCTTCATAGCGTGCTCCTTGATGATGTCGTTGACCTCTTTCAGACGCTTCTCCTTATCAGCGATTGCGGAAGTGGCTTTGTCCACCTCTACCTTGAGTCCTTCCGCTTCCTTAATGAGAGCGTTGATGTCGGTGTCGGGGGTGAGATTGTGAGTACGCAGAGCCGCCAAAATCTCAGCGTCCTTCTTCTCGTCATAGACCGGGGAAATACCGCCAGCCACATACTCGCCCCACCAAGACTCTACCTCGGCTATCATTCTCGCAAAATCCGGGTAACGCTCAGACACCTTAAACTCCACCGTAATGGTATTCTTGATGTTGGGAACATACTTGGAGGGGTCTGCGTAGTCCTTCTCGTCAAGGAAGGAAGCGACCATGATAACATTATCCACTCCAAGCAAGTATGCGTAGAGAGCCGCCTGTAGAGCGTAGTATTCGGGAGCGTTATTCTGCCAATCCTCAATGCGCTTGGTGGTTTTCATTTCGAGGACGGTATCGACCTTGCCCTCCTCGTCCACTCCGAGGTAGTCCCACATACCGCCGAAGTGAGGATTTTCGGGGAAGAAATCACCCCAAGTCTTGTTGAAGTAATCCTCACCGTAACGGTCGGTAGGGGTAATCAAATCCATGCCGTAGGACTTTTTCATATACTCGGCCTGTTTCGGCTCGATGGCTTTACCAGCGGCGGTATAGATGGTGTCCTCGAAGGGCTTCTCATAGGTCTTGGTAATAGCGCACCACATTTCAAAAGGGGTAGACCAAGGGTTCAGACCGAGAATGGTGGCGAAGCGTGTGCCGGTCACTTTCTTGGTACGCTTCGGCGGTGTAATCTGAATCTGGTTAGAGTCAAGCCATTTCATCATTCGTTACTCCCTTCCAGCATGGTGGTGATTTTGGTGATAAGGGTCTCGCAATCAGATTTGCTGATTTCCGTAAAGCCCTTGGTCTGCACCGCAATCTGAGCGATCATTTCCTCCTTGGTGGGATCAGCGTCCTTGAGCTTCTTCAAGACGCTCTTGAGACCCTTAATCTGCAAGGCAGTGGCGTTGTCTGCCGGGGCGGTCAGTTCCGCTTTCACTTCCTGTCTCTGTTGGGGAGTGGCGGGGGCTTTCGGAGCAGTATCAGCGGTGGGAGCAGACACAGGCTTGCCCACATTTGCGTCAAAACTGTCGCTCTCACAGATGTCAAGAGCAATCATATACAGGTAACGGCGCATATAGGTGATAGACGAGCCAAGGGCTTGCATTTCGTTGGTAGCCTGTTTCCCGGTGTTGCTCACGATGGGAGCGATCTGGTTGAAGGGAGCTCCAAACCTAATGCTTTCCTCCCAAGGATTGTCGGTGTTCACGATTGTCATGGTGGCAATGTCAGAGGTGAAGTTTACGATAGGAATCAGGCCGACCTCGCCAAAAATTCGGGTCGCAGTGGGGACAATATCGTCCAGTTCAAAGTACTTGAAGGACAGGTGCATATTTTTGCCTGTCTTCTGCACATCCGCTTCGAGGAACTTCGCTCTTGCGGTGAGCAATTTCTGATATACATTCATTGCAACGGTTTCGGTTTTCTTAGCTGTAGTAGCCATCTTTTTGCGTCCTCCTTTTTTCTTTTCGGGTTTTATGCCTAAAAAGTCATTGACCCGTTTCTTTGCCATTTCGATGTAAAAGGTCTTGTCCACATCGGCTATAGTCAGGTGATTGTCGTTGTCGATGATACAGCGGTCAGGAAGCATTTCGATCTTCGCCGTTGAATCGTTCTCAGCCTTAATCTTGAACAGCTTCCCGTAACGCTCGTCAGCCGTAGCATAGACCCGGTTCACCTTCTGTACCGGGACTTGCTCGCCATCGACAAGGTGATATGCTTCACGATACTTCACACCAGCTTTTGCAATAATCTGGAACTGGAAAATATCGTCACAGCAGTTGATGGTGTCCTCCACTGGTGTACCGTTGACAAAATACTCCCGGAGGGCGGTTGCCACGATACAGCAGGAATTGTTGATTTTCCATGCGCCCACATTGGAGATACCTTTGACAAGATAGCCGCCTTTTTCCTTGACCTCTCCGCTTGGCTGAACTTCGATGTAGTTGTTTACATCTTTCTGCGCAATCTTCACAACGGAATCTTCTTCCAGCTCAAATCCTGTCCGCTGTTGCCATTCGTCACAGATTTCGTCCAGTTTCCCAAGGTCTGCCCGGTCGCACTCGACCATGATACCGTCTGTATTGAGCTGGACTATTTTCAGCCCCGGAATATCGGCGTAGAGGTGTTCAGCCAGTTCCAGCAGAAACAACTGCCCGGTGATACACACAGAGCGTCCCATAAGAGGGTCAAACAGGTCGTTGTACTTGTTCAGCAGTGCGCCATAGGTCGTGTTCACAACCAGCTTGAGCGCATTGGCGGTAGCTTTATCGCCGCTTGCTTTGGCTCTCATTCTGGTTTCCAGCACATCTTCAAAGACCTGTGCCGAAGGAATATTGCGGGAGGTGTAGCCGCACAGTGTCATGAGGTGGGGATAGTAGCTCGCCACATCTTTGTTGCGGATAACCCGGTCTGCGGTTTCCTCGAAAAAGTAATTGGGAATGGCGGCATGAATCCCGCCGTACCCCACAACGCCCGGACACTCCCCAATAGAAAAAGTCTGCTTGTCGCTGAACAGCTCCTTGTCGGAGATCTCAGGGTCATACATCTTGTCAAAGAAATCGAAGATTTCCTGCGGGATATACTCACGCTTGAGGTGATCGGGGTACACATATTTGCGTTCATCGTCATGGGGTTGCTTCGTTGCTTTCAGCAGAGCCGCAGTCAGTTTCGCATTTGTCATACCCATCGCTTTCACATCGTCCAGACCTGCGAGCTTTCCGATATGGATTTTGTTCTTGAGGTAATCCTTCCGAAGCTCCACCAGCCGCTCTGTCGTGTCAACATCGTGCATACAGTACTTGGCAGTTTCTTTCAGCTCCGCTTCGGTCAATGCCCTGTCGATGTCAAAGGGTACGGTGGACTCCTCAACAGATAACCCCAAGTGTCCTTCGATAGCCTTTAGGGACAAGCCCATCTGCATATCGTCTTTGATGTCCACATTGTTGAAGCGGAAAAAGAAGTCTTTCAGAGGTGGGTATTCCCAGCCCTGACCGCCGCCGATAAGGTAATCGTTGACCTGTTTCACCTCCTGCGGGATAAACCCACAGCAGATTGCCTTGATGATGAACTGATCGTAGTGCTTGCTGTTAAATCCGACATAGATGTTGTCCTCTGTGATACACTGCTTCAACACCTCATTGTCGTTATGGACAACGGTGTATTTACCGCTTTCCATATCCTTGAGGACTACCAGCCAGTCTTCGCAAAAGACCTCTACATCGTAAACAATCAATCTCACTGTCTCACCTCCTATTCCACGAAATAGCAACCGTTCTTACGGTAGGTCGTACAACGCTTCTTGTAGGACTTTACAAGGTAAGCGATATTGTCAACAAAATCATAGGCAATGGGGTCTGACTTGCCCTCGCAGACACGAGCGATTCTGCCAATGCTCTGTGTCACCACCGCATAATCCTTTTGAGGTGTAGTGAGGAACAGCCGCTCTAAGCAAGGTATATCCAGACCTTCTTTTGCCAGTGAGTAGGTAGCGAACAGGTACTTTTTCTTTCCTACCCGCATATCCTCAATGGCTTTTTCCCGTTCGGCCTTGCCCTTTTTCGTTGTCATTTTTCCACTCACCATCACTGCGTCCCGTCTCATGTGCGCCGGGAGCCAGCTCATAAGGTGCTCTAAGTGACTGAGCCTGTCAGAGAGAATTAGGCAACTCTTACCCTCGTTGAGCTTGATTGCGTTGATGATAATTTCTTCCCGGCAAAGATTTTCGGTGAGGTAAGTAATCAGCTTCGAGTAGTTCAGCGTACCGTCAGTATTCAGACACGCTCGTCCAAGCTCCACTCCTGTTGAGACAGGGAGAATACCGACTTTCATGATCTTGTCACCAACGGCTTCGTCAGGAACGGTGTAGATCACATGACCGAGAAGTGCGTAGGTGGCTTCAATCATACCGTCTGACCTGTGTACGGTAGCTGAGAGACCGATTTTATGTCGAGCCGCTAAACTGTTCAAAACCTTGTAAAACTGCGTCATGGCGGTGGGTGTCCCGGAACAGCGGTGGCACTCGTCCACAATGATGGTGTCCCACAGGTCTTTATACTGGGAGAGGTCGAGCTTGCACATGGTCTGAATGGTAGCGAATGTGATACCGCTTCCAATGTTGACCTTGCCCTCGGTGATTGTGCCAATCAGCCGTTTGTCCATGTATCGCTCCGCTCGTTCCTTGCTCTGTCTGAGCAGGTCAAGCGTATGGGTTAGCCAGAGGGCTTTCTTTTCAAATCGCTTTACAAGAGCTATCCCCATTTGCGTTTTACCGCTACCTGCGGGGCTTTGCAGAATACCGTACTGTCCAGCCGCCACAGCGTCCACAGCGGCCTTTTGGTAGTCATACAGGGGAATATCTACCCCTCCATACAAAACCCTCTCAGGGGATTGGAAATCGCCCACAAACAGGGCATTTTCCTTCACAGAATCAGGTAGTGTCCTCAGCGTCCCAAAAGGCAGGATAAGAGTGTTTCCTCTCTGCTCATACAGGCTGAGAACCTTTGGAGTGTTACCGAGCCACAGATTCATGCGAGCTTTTTTGGCATAATTCGGGTTGGGAAGCGTCAGGTGCTTTTTGCACCACATCTGCATTTCTGCCGATGGGTTTTCGATTGTAAGTGTGTTGGAAACGGTGATAATCATGCGAACACCATCCACGCTTCCAGAGCGCACCCGTAAAAACACATTTCGTCAAAGCCTATACTCGATTGGGTCTTGGAAAGGCGTTTCAGCGTTTCATAATCAAGCATGAGAATGTGGTCTGAACACAGGAGAGCGAACCAGCCCTTTCCATTTCCGCTGTTCTGCCATGCTTTCATAGCAGTGTGCTGATTGTCCTCAATTCTGGAAAATGTGAATCTTCCTCTCGAACACACCTTACAGTCAATGAGATATGCTTTGCCGTTTCTAACCGCAATCACATCTGCCGGTTGACCTGCCTGATTCTGAGCGAGGTTGTGACACCAGAAGCCCTGCTCAAAGAGGATTTCACAGAAAGCGGACTCAAAATCGTTGCCGAGCTTCTTATTCGTCATACTTCTCGTCCTCCTCTCTGTAGCGTTCCAGCTCCTTCATGCGGGAGCGGAAGTAGTCAGCCGCTTCGTAACCCATGTATCGCTCCACCAGATAGGCAAAATCATGCTCTGAGAAAAGGGTCTCGACCTTTCCGTCTTTAAGCTCCATCGTGCTTGGCATTGTGTGACACCTCCTCGTACTCCTGCATAAGCTCAAGAATCGTAGAGGAGTAATTTGTATTGGTAACTCCGCTTTCCCAAGCCTTTTGCGCTCCATAATCACCCATGTTGTACGCCATCAGAGCCTTGCCATAATCACCATATTTTTCGATGTAACCGCCAATAATCGTGATACCGCAAAAAGCGTTCTGATAAGGGTTGAGGAAGTCTGCGGTTCGGTATTGCTCCTCAAGCCAATCATGGTTTACAGCGTTGATCTGCATGAGACCGTAATCGTTTGTGGAACTGACAACTTCCGGGTTGAAGCCGCTCTCATGCTCAATCATGGCGAGAGCCAGCGTTACCGGGACGCTTTTCTCTGCGCAAATTTCGTAAATGTATCTCTGCAAAGAATCTGATAACGGAATGTCATACAGAAACACATCTGCGTTTTTGGGAAGCGCACCAGACTCATACACCGGGACTTCCACCTTCTCGGTGATTGTCACCGTTTTCTGCGGAGCGGTGAATTTCCCAATAGCAAAGCCTATCGCCATTCCTGCGACCGCCAGCCCTACGAGAACACCATACAGGCGTATCAGGTTGCGTCTTGGTTTTCTTTTGCTTTCTCTACATTGCGTAGCCATTTTTGAAAATCCTCCTCATTTTTCGGGTCTTCGTAGAACTTCTGCAAAATACCCACCAGTGGTCTTGCGAGGTCTGTAATCTGCGAATCACTGAGATTCACATTCAGAGAGGATTTTGTCACATTCATCAAGAACCACCTTTGCCTTGGGGTAGGTGTAGACACCCCGGATAATGCTCGACATTTCGGGTGGCTGAACTGTGATACCTCGCTTACGCAGTTCGAGAATCAAATCCACTTGCTTGACACCGAGCTTCTTCATTCGTTCCTGAATGTGGCTCATATTTTTACCTCCTTTCGCAATTCAGAAAACGGGAATTGCCTTGACAACAAAGCGAATTGATGTTATTATTCTTATAGGACTACTCAATCCTCGCCCCTCCTCGAAATTGCCACTTTCAAGGGGGTCGGTTTCTTATTGTCAATTCGGAAATCCCGAACTTCTTGGTCTTATTATAGTTCTTCTTTTGCGAATTGTCAATAGGCAAATTCAAAAAATCTAAATTAAAATTTGTGAAAGGAGAATCATCATGTCTTTCAGAGAAAACATCAATCGAATTTGTATTCAGCGTGGGACAAATCTCACCGCTGTCGTGAAGCAGGTCAAAGGCTCGTCTTCGTTCACCAGTGCCATCAATAAGGGGTCGCTTCCAAAAGAAGATGAAATGGTGGAAATGGCAAAGATACTGCATTGCTCTGTCCTCGATTTCTTCATGGACGAAGAAGACCTTGCGCCGCAGAACGAGCCGCAGAACGAGGACGAGAAAGACATTCTCAGGGTCTATCGCTCTCTTTCCAGACGAACCAAGCATGAGTTCATGGCTATGGTGTATGAATTTGAAAACCGAGAAGAATTAGAGGGGGATAAAGAATCTTCTGCGCACAGCGAAGATAATCCCCATAGAATTGCTCAGGCGTAAGAAGTACTTGGAGGTGATACTACGAAAGCGGTAATCTATGCCAGATATTCGAGCCATAACCAGAGAGAGGAATCCATAGAAGGACAGCTTCGTGAGTGTCACGACTTTGCACTGAAAAATGGAATGACGATCATCGGTGAATATTGCGACAGAGCAATCTCAGGTAAAACCGATAATCGTCCAAACTTTCAAAGGCTCATAAAAGACAGCGAAAAGGGGCAATTTGAAGCGGTGATAATGTACACCCTTGACCGCTTTGCCCGAAACCGATACGATTCAGCCATCTACAAAGCAAAGCTGAAAAAGAATGGCGTGAAAGTCTATTACGCCAAACAGCCCATGCCTGATACCCCGGAAGGGATTATTCTGGAATCAGTGCTGGAAGGGTACGCAGAATACTATTCGGAGAACCTGTCCCGGAACATTAAGCGAGGATTAAAAGAAAATGCCCTACAGTGCCTTGCCGTAGGAGGGGCAGGTATGCCCTTGGGCTACACTGTAGGGGAAGATAGAAAGTATAAAATCGACCCCGTTGGGGCGAAAATTGTACAAGAAATCTTTCAGATGTATGCAGATGGTATGTCAGCAACTCAGATTATCAACGAGTGCAACAGACGAGGGTATAAAACCTCACGAGGGAACGCCTTTAACAAAAACAGTCTGCGCACAATGCTGAAAAACGACAGGTATATCGGGGTCTACCGTTTCGCAGATGTTGTGGTAGAGGACGGTGTGCCACCTATCATAAGCCGGGAGCTGTTTGAGAAAGTCCAAACCACTCTCAGGCACAACTATTCGGCTCGTGCGAGGAATAAGGCTAAAGACGATTATCTTCTCACCACAAAATTGTTCTGCGGTCATTGCGGCTCCTCCATGGTCGGAGAAAGTGGCACTTCCAGATCGGGCAAGCTCCATCACTACTACAAGTGCATTGACCGTAAGCGGAATCGCAAATGCAAAAAGGCGGTGGAGAAAAAGGACTGGATAGAGGAGCTGGTGGTGCGGTTCACCGTTCAGAATGTATTGAATGACGAAACCATAGAGCGCATTGCCAGAAAGACCATGGAGATTATTGAAAAGGAGTCGGCTGATACCTCCTATCTCAATGGACTTCAAAATGAGCTGAAAGGCATTAAGAAGAAAATAAAAAACCTCATGAACGCTATCGAACAAGGGATAATCACACCCACCACCAAGGAACGAATGGACGAGCTGGAAGCTGAGAAGAACGACTTGGAGGGGAAGATTGCTCGTGAGGAAATGAAAAAACCACTCCTGACGAAAGAGCGCATAATGCACTGGCTCAATTCGTTCAAGAGCGGTAATGTGAATGACATTGAGTACAGACGCAGAGTGATAGACACACTGGTGAACTCCGTATATATCTATGACGATGGGGATAAGGGGAGAAGAATCGTATTTACCTTCAATATGTCAGGACAGAATACAGCTACACTTTCGTGTTCGGATATAGCGTGTGTGGCTCCACCAAAAGGTGCAAATCCGAACACCTTGTTTTTTGTAAAACACTGTTTCGGGTTTGTTATGAATATAGAGGAGGTAGGTTAAACGCCCACCTCCTCTTGTTTTGTTTGTAAGTTATTCTTCTTGTTCTTATACAAGTAGTTAAAGTAGTTGTTCTTTGGTTTTTGCGTGTAACTTTTGCATAGTACGTGCGTATATAGAGAAAGTTTACGCAAAAACCGATTTTGAACTACTTTAACTACTTTACCTGCGACTGTTTCAGCTCCAAGACAGCGGATTCAATGAGGTTTTCAATCTCCTCTGCGTTCAGCGTGAACCCCTTGCTGTTCAGAAACTCAATCACATATTTCTTCTTTTCCTCTCCTCTGCCGCTACCGACATAGAGCATTTCTGCCGCCTGTACAGCGACCTGCACCCACAGCTTGATGGTGGCGAATTGTTCCGCACTCACCTTGGTCTTGATATAGGGAATGAGGAAAGCGGTAATCAGCGAGAAAATGAGGGTCAGAACTGTGGTGATGATAGGGGTAAGGTCAACCATTGTAATATCCTCCTTGTTCGTTAAAAGATTGTTCGGTTGGCGTGATGTCGTAATGCTTCATCAGCTTTATGCGGTTTTCCACTTTGGCTTTTGCGTAATAGAAGCCTGTCCCCGTTGCGGTCTCAGCGGCAACGGCTGGTATGAGGTAAGCCAGCGGAGAGAGGTCGTTTGTGCGCCATATCATTATCAGAGTGAAAGCGATCACCACGATGTTGATAGCGAAAACTGCGACCACGATTTTCTTGGAAAACTCCGAAGCGGGTCTTTGCTTCTTCCGTCTGCGCCTTGCCATTAGAGCTTCTTCGCATGGTCAAGAGAAATCCAGCCAGCCCCGGATTTCAGCTTGCCCCACTTGGAAGCACCCTGACCGCTCTGCTCTGCCACGATGGTGTAGACACCCGGCTTGATGAAGCCGTTGGTTCCGTAATTCGTACCCGCTCCCTTGCGGATATACAAATCAGGAATTGTCACACGCACAGTGTACGGTTTGAATGGGGTTGTCACGGCGGTCTTACCGCCATATACCACTTTACCGTTTTCATCATACACCTCATATCCGGGGTTCAAGTCGGCCTGTTTCTTGGCGTTTTCCAGAACAGAGTAAGCACCAATCTGGCTCTTAGCGTCAGACCAGCTCTTACGCACTCTGTAGAGCGTTTTAGAGGTAGGGGGTGCAGTTGTACTACCTCCACCAGAAACGCCGCTCAGACGCTCTGTGACGGCCTTGGCGAGGTCTCCCATGCGGTTGTACATCCAATCGCCGGGACAGCTCTTATTGGCGAACCAGCGGTGTACGGTGAGCACCATTTCATCAGCTTTCGGGTTGTAGTTCAGCGTCTTGTTTTTGTCCCCCAGCCAGAGCAGTTTCTTTTTGCCGTTGCGCTTGCAGATGTCCACACACAAGTCAATGAGCTTGTTGTAGACAACCGTTTTGAACGCATAGGGAGCGGAGGTGTCGGAAGCGCACTCGATGGTAACGGCTCTCTGGTCGTTTGCATTGCTGGAAGAACACCACGAGCGGTTCTTCTCCTCGCAGTACATACCGACTCTGCCGTCAGAACCAATACCGTAGTTACAGCTTGCCTGTCTGGAAGTGGGCAAGAAGATGTTCCCCAGCGTTTCCACCGAACACTGCCCCACAACGCAGTGAGGAGTAATTCGGTCAATGCTGTGCGTCCTCTGCCCGGAATGGTTTGGTGACAGCTTTGTGTAGCTCACCAACGGACTGTTTGTGTAGGCCATGGTTTAATCCTCCTTGTCTTTGAGAAGCGGAAGCCTTTCCACTTCTTTCATGATTTTTTCAGCCGTACCGTTACCGCCGAGTTCTTTGTAGGGAAGGTACAGATAGTCATGCAAATTCTCGTAATCGTCCTTGGTGATGAACCCTTGCTTGATGTAGCAAGCCCCAAGGTAACAAATACGGTCATGCCCAAGTCCTCTGAGCATTTTCCCTTCTGTGCTTTCCTTCTTGTCTTTCCTCTGAATGAGAAAGGTGATAAATGCCCAAAAGCCGGTGCTTGCAAATACGGCGGTAACGATACTGATAATCAGCGTGGTTTCCGAAATCATTTCCTGTTGTCCTCTCTGTGTTTACTCGGTGTATTCGACCCAACCTGCCGGGTATTCATCGGGAGACCAAGTATTTCCGTCAATCGTAGACTGGTACAGCTTGCCGTTGTAGTTCACGATGTCCCCTTTGTTGTAAGCGTCATGCGCCCCCGTGGGCTTCGACCAGATGGGGTAGCCACTCTCGTCAAGCCCGATTGGGGTGTACAACGCCGAGGTCTTATCGGGTAGCCAGTCAGCCTGAGAGGTGTGTGCCTGTGCCACCTTGTAAAGCTGGGGGTCTCCCACACTGTTTACGCCGTAGGTGAAGCGGTCGTTCTGCTTATACGCAACGCCAACTTCCCATGGGCGGTAGAGCGCAACGCAAATCAGAGCGGTGTCCTCGTCAAGGCTTGCTCCTGCGTAGTCCATAGCTTCCCGGATTGCCTGTGCCTGTTCGATCATGCTCATACATTCACCCCCACAATTTCCAGAGCTTCTTTCATGTCCTGTACAATGCTTGCGCCCTCGTTGATTTCAAGCGTCCTGCCAGTGACAAGCCAGTCGCTCAGATTTCCTTCGATTTCCTCCCGCAGACCCTCTTTGTTCGCCAGATGGAAGGTATATTCGTCATACTCGAACATCGGGATTTCCTGCTCCGTCATTTCATCGACTTCCGTGACCTCTTTGATGTTCTCCCGCAGACGAACTTCCACATATCCCGGCATGGGTGCGAACGGCTCAATACTAAGCGAGTTGGGCGAGACATTTCCTCTTACTCTCATTGCTGACAACCTCCTTTAACTTTTTGATGTTGACCGTTTCGTAGTACTTTTTCTTCATGGCGTATGAGTTGGTGTGCTTGAAACAGGCGCACCGGGAGAGAAACCCGGAAGCCATTCTGTATGAGACAGGCCGGTTCTGCCGCTGTAGCTTCTGAATAAACCTGCTCTGCCGCATAAGTGCCAACGCCCTCCTCTTTCGGATGGTGGTAAAACCAATTCCGAAACACCTCCCTACAAAATCTATCTTCCGTCCCCTGCGGCCTGTCCGTTCCTTGCAGTATGGCTGAATACGAAACAACTGGTAGTCGTGTTTCACTGTCATGCCCAGCTCCTCCACAAATAGGAAAATGTCGTGAAGAGCTTTCCTCAGTTTTCGTTTATTGCTGTCTATCAGCACCAGATCGTCAGCGTAGCGGATATAGTGTCGTATTCGGTGCTTTTGCTTGATAAGGTAATCCAGCGGTTGCAAGTATAGTTCTGCCAGCCAAGGGGAAGTATAGTTCCCGATGGGAAGCCCCGGATTGTGGGAGTCAATCACCTTGAAGATGATTTGCAAAGCCTTTTCGTCTTTGATTTTCTCTCGCAGTCGGGCTTTCAGCTTGCCATGAGGAATAGACGGGTAGAACTTGCTAATGTCCATTTTCACGCAATATTTAGCGTGTTTCCTGTCCCGCACAGTGGCTCTCTCCACACCCTTGCAAGCAAGGTCAATGCCCCGGTTGGGGATATTGGCGCAACTCCATCGGTAGGACGATTTCTCAATAATCGGCTTGAGAATCTGCATAATGGCGTGGTGTGCGCACTGGTCGGGGTAGAACGCTGGGACTTGCAGTTCCCGTTCTTTTCCAGATAACCCGTCCTTGATGATACGGGTCTTATATGGGGAGAGAAAATCCATGCGGCTCATTCGCTCGGAAAGGTCGTTGGCGTAATGCTCCAAATTATCAAGGACTTCTTTCACCATTTTTCGCTTTTTCTTCTTTTGAGAAGCGTTGAGGATAGCCAGTCTGCAATTTTCCACTGAAACTATCCGTTCATAGAGGAATCCAAACCTTTTCATCTGCTTTTGTTTCTTACAGGGTTTTCGAGAGTGAACCTACTAACCCTGTCCCTCCGAACTATTTTTTACCAATGGGTACGGCGAAACAGCGACCAATGATATTACCTTTTAACAAAAGTAGGCGAGAGCCAATGTTCGTGTTGGAATCAGACGAAGTGTTGTTCAAATTAGCCGTAAACAGACCGCATTTCGACCCATTATTCCAATTACCGCCGTGTTGGAACACTCGCTTTTACTGTTCGCCTTAGCGTGTTTCGATTTTCAATACGGTGTGTTCACCCACTTATGTGGGGGAGGAAATCCCCCACACCCCCTCAGGAGGGGATATAAAGCAGGCGAGAGCCAAAGTACGCGCTGGAACCAGACGAAGGGTAGTCCAAACCAGCCGTAAACAGACCGCATAGCGACCCAAGATTCCAAATACCGCCGTGTTGGAACACCCGCCATCCTGTGCTACTCCAACAAGCGTCACACATATAAGTGGACTCACTGCCGCTACCAGCCGCAGAAGGAAGCATGACATGGGGATTTGCCCCGGTGTCCAGACCCTCCTCGGTGATATAGGAGCTACTCCAGTTTGTCGCTCCCTTGAAGGAAAGCTGAGTGTAGCCGGTTGCAGTATCGTCAGCGTACTTGGAAGGGTCGTTGCAGATGTAGTAAGTGCCGCCGTTCCAGTTCACGCCATCGACCCATTCCCATACATTGCCCCAGAAGTCCTCGATACCTCTGTAGACAACTCCGGTCTTACCGTCTGTGCCAGAAGGTCTGCCGGTGAGGTTGGGAACGCTGTTGCAAGACCCGGTTCTCAGCGAGCCGCTGTTTCCGTCACAATATCCTCTGCCAATAACGCTCTGCACATTGTTGTTCGCAAACTCCACCAGCATGAGCATTTGAATGGCAGACACCGCCGCAATGTCAATCAGGCTCCATCCTGCGCCCTTCGCCTTGGCGTTACTGCGGAAAGTGGCTCTTGTCTGTGACGCTTGCGGACTTGCCCCGGAGACGGATTTATTGTTGCTGGAAGTCTTGTACGCACCCACATAGGCATGGTCGCACTCCCGACCTGCGTGATTGAACAGGGGGTGTACCGAGAAACCAGCCGTAGGCTTGTCTGCGATCTGAATGTGCTCAACCGTCCCCTCACGATAGCGGCGGTAGTAGAATTTCGGGATTTTCACCATCACATCGTTGGTAGAGAGGGTTTCCCGCACCATGCCCTTCCAAGGCATGACATCATCGAAATCGCTGTGACCTGCGTTTGTGCCGATAGAAGCGGTGGCGGTCATGCCCACTGCCATGTCGGTTCTCGCCCACACAGGGGAGGACGCTTTAATATCCCGGCTGATACCGAAGATTTTCACAAAAGACAGCTCCACCGTTTCGCTCTGCCCATCCGATGTAATCACAACCTGCTCGGAAGCGGACTCGCCGCCGCTGGTCGCTTTCACAGTCCATGTGCCGACCTTGTGTACCTTGAACTGATACCTGCCGCTGGTGCCGGTTGCGGTATAGGTCGTGCTATCGAGGGAGCAGGTACAGGTCGCTCCTGCCGGGTAGGTGACATCAATGGTGGCGGTAAAATAGTAGTAGGTTGCTTCATAGTTCGATACAGCACCCGCCACAGACACCTTGACTTCGGTGTTCTCAGGCTTGGAATACCCGTCCTCCGCACCGTACTCGATGTGATAGGTGTGTCCGATGGGGACGGTGAAAGAAGCCTTTTTCTGCGTCTTGGTGAGAGTGGCGGTCTTGGTGTACTGCCCGTCCGTCTCGTCCACACAGGTGATTGTGACGCTGTTAAATGCGCTGTCATCGTCAATGTTGATGGTGACATTTGCCGTTTCCCCATCGGCAGGAGCGGCACTCGCCCGGTTTTTCTCATTGCTTGACAGGTTGTACACGCCCTGAGAGGAATACGGGAAAGCGGAGAAGTAGTAGATCTTCCCCTCGGTCAGACCGCTCACGGTGTACTCCTCGGTTGCATATTTCCCAAGCTCTTTGTTGTCGATAACCAGCGTACCTTCGGTGGTGCTGGTGGGGTAGCCATCTTCACCCATGCGAATCATTACGCCGCCGACCGAACAGAGCAGATTACCTACGCTGTCATAGCTGTCTTCGGGTTCCAGAAATCTCAGCCCAATGGTGGTGCTGGATTTTGCGAAAGCGGTAAACGCTCTCATGTTGTTGGGTGCCTGTCCTGTCTTTTGCAGGATATTATCTACCACCCATTTTGCTTCTGCCCAGCTCATTTACTTTACCTCCTCGCTAATTGTCAGCCCATCACTGCCGAAGGTGACGGTCTTTGTCAGGGTCAACAGCTCGTTCTCGTACAGCTTTTGGATGATTTTGTCTGCCGAAACGAAAGTAGTTTCGATTTTCTTATCGCCGTAAGTCTCGGTGATGGTCTGCCCATCGGCAGAGAAAACAGTATTGCGAGGGTCAAAACCGTCTGTCTTCACATCGAGCAAATCAATCTGGTTTTGCAGGTTTCCCGCCACATCGTCACCGAGCTGGCTCTTGATAAACTCAAACCAAGTGTTGAATAGCTGTTCCTGCTGGTTTTCAAAGGCGGTGATCTCATTGCGGTAATCCGTTTTGATGGTCTCAACGATACCGTCACCCTCGGCTTCCAGCTTTGCAATATAGGCGGTGAAACCAGCCTGTGTAGCGTCTGCGGTGTCCTCAAACAAGTCCTTCTGCGTGTTGAAGTAATTCTGAAAGGCAGTATAGAGGTCTGTGCCGCTCTCCACCATCGACATGAGGGTGTTCAGAGCTTCGTTCATGCGGTTGGCTTCCTTTGCCCCGAAGAACGAGTTTTCTTTCTGGCTGTACACCGTCACATCTTGGAACGAGACTGTTCCGTCACTGTTTTGGATTTCGGTGTACCGCTTTAGCCCACTCCAAGTAGCGTCCGTGTAATTGACCGGTAACAGTTCCCATGCCATTACAGTTCTCCTCCCTTCATTCCAAAATTCCATGTGAACATCCGTCTCCCCTCGAACTCATTGGTGAGCCTGTCGTAGAGGTCGAGAATCGCCCCTTCCAGACGGTTGAGTTCGTAAAAATCCATCACATTCCCGTTGTCAACATAGATCGGCGGGTTGCCGTAATCCATGTTGAGGGAGCCGTTGTTCACCGTTTTCAGATTCTCCTCAAGCTGATTGATTTCGTCAGCGTAGAAGTAATCTGCCGGGGTGCGGTCTTCCCCAAGGGAGACGATAGTAAACTCGTCATACAGGCGGCTTGCCAAATCCCGCAGATAGTCAAGGTTGTTTTTGATACGGTTGAAATCTGCCGCATTAAACCTGTCCCCTGTGTAATCACCTGCGGAATCTGTAGCCCCATGCCAATCGGTTTTAGGGGTTTGCCAAGCCATATTTCGCACCTCCTACCCTTCGGGCAGTCACCTTGCCCGAAAAACTTTGATTGAAATTGAGGGTCTGCCGGTAGATGTTCACCTTCATGTCGTTGTGGAACTCGTTTTCCTGATACACGATGTCGTTCACATCAATCTCCGGGTTTCCTCTCGTGTCGTATTCGTACTCAATGCCGGAAGCGTAATAATCGCCCAGCCAGTTCGCAAGGTCGGTAGCCATGCCGATGTCGGACATCAGCGGGTTTTCCCACTTAATGGTCTTGCCCCGGTTATTAAGGGTTTTGACTGCGTACCGCTCCACGATTTTGTATCGGTAGCCGTAAATCTCCAAGCGGTATTTCCCTGTTACGCTGAACCGCACCGTGATGTAGTAGTTGCCCCAATCCTCAATCGTAACGCCGCCTGTTGTATCTTCCAGCACTGCCCGGAAGCCGTAGGAGGGTTCGCCAATGAAGAAGGTTTCCACATCACCTGCCTTGACCTCCACATCTTCTCCGACAAGGTTATCTTCCTGCGTACCGTTCTGGTAACTGTAACAGGGTACGATTACCTCTTTGATAAGCTCCTGCTTGATGGCTTTCGGTGAGGAGGTCATGTCGGTTCGGGTCATGGTGAAATCCGTAATATCGCCAAAGCTGAAATTGTTCAGCACAATGCGGTTGTACGGCTCTGCGGTTTTGGTGAACTCGATCTCCATGGTGTCAAAATCGTCAAGGTCGATATGCAGTATTGTGACCCGTTCGATTTCGTCTGCGCCCACCGTGTACTCCGTCACAAGCTGACGGTCGTTGTAGGTGCGGATAACAAACTCCGCAGGAATCGCATTGCCGAACACAAACTTTGCGCCGTAGTACATACAGGCCACCTCCTGCTCAATCGTAACCACAGGGTTACTTGCAAACAGTCCGTTTTCATCGGACAGCTCCGCAGATACGAAGCCGGTGTTGAATGTTTTTCCGCTGAGATTGCGGGGCAGGAAGAACATCTTCCCGTCAGCCGTGGTGTAGTTCGTGTTCAGCGAAGCGTATTCGTCCTTAACGCTATCGTCCAGAATCTTGTCCGCATTGGAATACGCCGCTTGGGTCTTTGCGCTTGCGGTGGCTTCCGGGACGAAATTGGACTTAATCTGGATAGTGCCAAATCTGGTCTGTGTGAGAACACACCTGCAAGCGTTGGCAATAATCTGTAACGCTTCTTTGTGCTGTACCCTCGGTATGGGGTTCTTGGTGAAAAGCGTCCTGAGCTGGGGGTCGATATAATAATCGGTCAGTCCTGCGTCTCGCAGGACATCTTCTGTCAGCTCGTAGTAGCTCACACCTGCGCTGTTGTACATTCCCTTGTAGTACTCAGAATCCATATTTCTGAAAATGTCCTGACAGCGGATAGTGGCGGTATAATCGTCCGACTCCCATTCGGAGCATAACAGGCGGTTTCCACGAATCCACTCAATCTCCCCGGTCTCCGGGAGCTGGTAGCCGTAGTAGATTTCCATTTCCTGCCCGGTTTCAAGGAAGTTTATCGCAGACTTGGGGTTGTCCACATTGAAATAATGGTCGTAGTTTTTAAGCTGTACCGAGAAATCAATCTGCGGCACATCTGCCCCAATGGGGGACACATAGCTCTCAAGGGAAGAACTCATGACATCTTGGTTGTAGTACACCAGTCCATACCCGAAGCGGATGGAGTAAATGCGCACCCGGCTCTGAGGGTTCTTCATGGTATAAAATATGAGCCGCACCTGCGTTGTGTCTGTCAGTACTTCCTCAGTGGAGAAAACCGCTTGGTCGTTGCCCCGGAACTCTATGACCTGTCCGCTACTGCTTACCATGTCAAAATCCACAGGGTAGTTCTCCCCGAAATTGATGGTGATACCCTTGAAATCGGTAGCCACGATATTGAGGTTGATCGTAAGCTCGAAAATTGCTTCTGTCAGGAGCTTGTCGCTGATAATCCCGGTGTCAAGGTATGCGCCCGACTGATTTCTCCGTGGGAGGAAAAACATCGACCCGTCCACCTTGGTGAAGTTTTCCTCGAGGGTGGCGTAGACCGTATCGTCACTTTTTTCACCGAGAACATTTTTGGCGTTTGCGTAGTACGCAAAATCGCCCTCCTCAACGGTGGCTTTTGCCTGTGCTTCTTGGTTAATAAGACCGAAAGAGAGCATGATGTATGCTCTCTCCCGGAGAGAGGATTTCATGCTTTCCTTGTATGCCTTTGAAACCTTCTGCATAAAATCCCCTCCTTACTCTCCGCAGTCCACCAGATTCACTTTACAATTCCTGTAGTGTGTCGGTTTTCCGCTACTGTCTGTCCAATAAGGTTCTCCCGTCCTATCGCCGGGGTACATTTTGATGGTCTTCCGGGAATTGGTAACGGGGTCTACGAAAGTTACATAGACAAAGAAATTGCTCAATGCGTTTAGAATCTGCCCCCACTGTTCAGCGGTGAGCCAAGGCCATTCAAGACCGTCAATCTTGTACTGGTCTCGACCCACACGCTGACCGACAACCGAGCCGTTGGCGTTTCTGCCAGCGTCCACGACAGTGGTTATAATGGGGCGCACCCCTCGCTTCGGAGGGGGTAGCTCGTAGCCGTTGATTGCGATATAGGACATTTCCGCACCTCCTTACTTCACGAACACATAACCGTTGGCTTTGCGCTGGGTGGTTACAGCGTCAGTGACAGTGCGGTTGCCGATCTGAACAATGGTCTGCTCGTTTTTATCAGCCTGTCGGCGCATATCGTCTGCCATCTGAGACAGCGTGGGTTCAACATACTCCTTGTAGAACTCCTTCATGCACTCCTCAAAGCCGGTGACAGAGAGATTGCGGTTGCTTGTTACATCGGCAGATACCGACTTGGCGAACGAATCACTGGTGTAATACTTGAGAGCGGAGGTGTCTACCGCAAACCGCATGACAGGGCTTACGCTGGTGAAGGAGTTTGCCCAACTGTCCACAACGCCCTTGGTGGTCTTTCCGAGAGTGGTAATCCCGTTGTTGTAGCCAAGAACGGTGTCCCCGCCAATGCGTTCAAACACCTTGGAGGGAGAATTGGAATCCAATTCAGACTTAAATGCGGCGATTGCGTCATTTGCCCACTCACGCATATAGCGGCGGGAGGTGTAGTACAGGTCGTTGATACCAGAGTTAAAACCGTTCACAACATCCCTTGCGATTTCGTAGAACGCACTGCGGGAAGCAATGTCGCTGAACCACGATTTCACATTGGAAGCCCAAGAAGTAATGCTGGACTTTGAGCTATTGTAGGAGCTGGTAACGCCGCTACCAAAACCGCTTACGATGTCCTTTGCGTAGTTCTGGAAGGTGGTACGGTTTACCGCACCATAGCCGCTTCCAGTAAACCACTGCTTCACATTGGAAGCCCATGTGGTGACGCTCGATTTTGAGCTATTGTAGGAGCTGGTGATACCAGAAGCGAAGCCAGACACCACATCTTTTGCGTAGTTCTGGAAGGTGGTACGGTTGATTGCGCCGTAACTGCTCTGCGTGAACCAGTTCTTTACATTAGAAGCCCAAGCGGTCATGGTGGAGCGGCAGGTCTCGGCACTGCTGGTGAGCTGTGTCTTGAAGCCCTCTACCAAATCCCTCGCCGCATTTTTGAAGTCCCCGGATTTCGACTGAATACCGTCCACAAAGCCGGTTACAAGGCTCTGTCCGACCTCCTTCATGTTGACAAACATACCAGTGGATAGCTCCACATTGCTGTCACACAGGTTCTCAATCTGCGTCAGGAGGTCTTTATATTCCTGCAACAGGTCTGCGGCAGTCTGCAACTCAGGAACAGCGATTGCCAGCTTGTCGTTGAGGTTGGAGGTCTGCTCGGAAATATTCTCCACATCACTTGCCAGCTTCTCAATAGGGTCTTGCGTAAACCAGCCGATGATAGTGTCAATCGTTGCGCTCAGACCTGCGATAGCGGACACCTCTGTGTACCGCACCACTTGTCCCGCAAACTCCGTCATGAAGTCAACGAAATCGCTCATATTGCTGGACAAGCCGGGGAGCTTTTCGTTCAACGCCATCAAAGGCGGGTCAAGCCGATAGTTCAGCTCGTCCGCTACAGCGACCAGACTTTCCACAAAGAGGATAAACGCCGCCGCAAGCTCCACGAGCAGAGCTGTACCAAGCCCGATAGCCAAAGGCAACAGACCTGCCGAAGCAACGGTAGCTACGCCGAGAGCCGCCGTAACAACGCCGATACCGACCAGCAGACCAGTGCCGACACCGATTGCGGTGGCAATTCGCTCACCGTTGTTCAGCACGGGTTCCCAAGCCTGTCCGATTTCGTCCAAGCCCTTGCCGATTGCCCAAATCTCAACGATGAACAGGCCAGCGGCAACGCCGAGTTCCAGCAGGATAGCCGTGCCAATGCCGATGTTCAGCGCAACGGTCGTACCGCCAGTGCCGAGGGCATACGCCGCCAGACCGACAGCCGCCAAGACCGCCGTACCGACACCGATTGCCGTTGCCACAGTTCCACCGTTGGCAATGACCGGCTCCCAAGCGATACCAACCTGTTCCAGCCCCTTGCCCATCAGAGCGATTGCGCCCACAACGAGCAGTGCCGCCGCCGCAACTTCGGCGATTACGACCAGACTCATACCGAGGTTCTTTGCCAGAGACTTGAGCTTCGGGGAAAGCCCCGTGTTGATGGTGGTGTCCAGATTGGAGGTGGTCGTAGTGACCGTCTCAAGAGCTTGCCGTGCCGCCTGTCCAGCGTTTGCGCTGTCTTTCAGATCGTCCAGCTTCTTGAGGGCGAGAATGAACCCGCCAGCCATCATCAGCGCACCTGCGGCTACTTCCACAGCGTCCACGCCAGACCAATCGCCGGTTCGGATTGCTTCGATGAACCCCTTGAGGTTGTCCACAATCAGGGTTGCGCCAGCGATAATCAGGCCAACGCCGCCGAGCTGGGTGTTGTCGGTCAGCAGACCCAAGCCGCTCAGGAACAGGCCGAGATTCTTCACAAGGAACAGTGCATTGTCCCAATTCACACCGTTGTTCACCATGTCGCTGATAGCGGAGACAATACCTGTAAGCCCGGAAATAACCAACATAGCTCCCGCCATTTTGATATTGCCAAAGAGCAGGAACGCCGCTCCGAGGGCTTCTGCGAAACCGCTTATGAGCTTGGTAACATTGGTGAAGTTGGGGCCGTTCGCCATGATGTCTTGAATGGCTTCCTTCATGGTGTTCCATGCGTCCAAGAACAGGCCAAGCCCCGCAATTTTGAAAGCAATGCTACCTGTGATGTTAAATCCCTTCATGGTGGACAGCCACCGCAGGAAGTCCTGTACACCCTTGGCGATTCTCCAAGCAAGGAACGCCGCACCAACAGCGAGCACACCTGCAAGGATTTCATCAATGTTTTCCCTTACCCAATCGAGGAAGGGCTGAATTTTCGCCATGATCTTGTCAACCTGTTCGTTCACTGCGTCTGCAATGAAGTCATAGGTGGGAAGCTCAAAGCCAAGACCGCCCCCGCCGCCAATGCCGCCAGCACCACCGGCACCGCCACTGGAATCCTCCGGGGGAGAGATAACATTCAGCTCGTCAATACCGAGCAGTGCGTTTTTCAGCTCTTTTGCCTTTTTGGAAGCGTCTCCCAAACCGTCAGCCGCTTCACCTGCGCCGCTCGCTACGCCGCCGATTGCGTCTGTCCCCATGTCAAACTCAGGAATCGAGACACCGAAGAAACCGGCAATAATTTCAGCGACCATGCGGATTGCTTTCGCCAGAGCGATTGCATACGGCAGGATAGCTTTCAGAATGGGAAGGAACAGATTACCCAGCGCACGAGTGGCCTGTTCCACCTGAGCTTGCAGAATACGAAGCTGGTTTGCCGGGGCTTCCAGTGTACGAGCCATATCGCCCTGTGCGTTTGTAACCTGCGTCATGATTGCGTAGTAGCGCAACTCGGCTTTTTCAGCCTGAGTCATGCTCGTAACGCTTCTGTCAATGCCAAGGTTGTATGCTTCCTGTTGCAGACGAGCCACAGACAGGTCGTAACCAAGCCTACGAAGCGGCTCAAGCTCACCGGAAATACCAGACTCCAACTTTTGGAAAGCGTCAGAGGTGCTGATATTGAAGAACGAAGCCAAATCGTAGGTGAGCTGGGTGAGGTTTTTGCTCATGGTGTAAGCCCGGTCGCTCGCAACGCCGAAGCCCTCAGTGATTGTCATAAAGACACCCTGATTGCGCATCCACTCGCCGGGGTTGATACCCATGACTTCTCCGACCTGCTCTGCGTAATTTCGGGCTTCCTCTGCATACTGCCCCATGGACACATTGAACAGGTTGAGGTTTTCGATGTAGCTGTTTGAAGCGGTAATCCACCCGGCAATAACGCTCGTGATGGATTTCAGCCCAATGTAAGCCGCACTGATTTTTGCGGCAAGGTTCACATAGGATTTGCCCAGCACAGTGTTGCTTGCGGCAAGGTTCGTGTTCCCCTTGAGCAACCTCTGAATCTTGGCAGGAAAGGCAGAGAAACCAGCCGCCACCTTCTCCATCTGAGTGGCAAGAGGGGTGATAGCGGTAGCAACTCGGTTGCATTGGTCTGCGAAAGAATCAAGGTCAGTCTTTTTCAGCGATTCTGTAACAGTGTCGATCTGAGGAGCAATTTTTACGAGCTTATCCAGCCCGGAAGCCAGAGAATTGAACCCGGATTTTTGAACGCTCTCCAAAGGTTTGAGAGCGTCTACAAGCCCCTGCACCTGCTCCCTTGCAAGAGTAAGCCCGGTCAAACCAGAAACACTCTGACTGAATTTCTTCAAAGAGTTAGACAGTGCGCCAAGCCCAACGCCGCCCTTGCTTACAGGAGCGGTAGCGGCTTTCAACCGTCTCAGAGACTCGGAAAGTGCGTCTATCCCGCCGACGGCAGATGTAGAATTAGATTGTATTTCAAGCTCCAACTGCTCGATTGTGGTAGACATAATGCTCACTTCCCTTCAAACTTTTTATTGTGGCTTGCCATGAATCCTTCCATCAGTTTCTTACCCTTGTCGTACACCCCCTTGGCGTGTTCCTCCTCTCGGAGTTCAATTTGTTTCTCAGTGAGCGCATAGGCTTCTGAGAGGTACGGAACAGGCTTTGCGCCCTTTTTGGCAAAAGCGTGTAGGATTGGGGACACCCGGCACAAAGCGTCATAGAAATATGCGCCTTGTAGCCACATTTCCTGATTTCTGCGATTCATTCTGAGTTCTTCCGCTTTACGGTACGCCGCCACAAGCGTACAATCTTTATCCCAATACTGCTCCTCGGTCATGCCGAAGGACAGGTAATGGGGAAACAACTCGTTGAATTTTTCCGTGTAAGTGGAGAGGGGAGCAGTGGCAGAACTACCACCACTCCCCTCAGTGGAGGACAGCGAACCACTTACCAAGTCGCTGTCCAGTCCAAGTTTCCCTCGGCTTTCTCAGGCTCCTCAACGAGAGCCAGAATCGGCTCGTTGTACATTTCAGCCAGCTTGCCGATAAGGTCTTCCTTCTTGGTAAGTTTGGAATAGATGTCGTTGATGATGTCTTCCTTGACGAAACGGTGATGGGCAAGGAACGCACCGGCGAACAGTGCGGGGAGAGTAGTCATGGGCTTGTCCGTGATGTCGGAAGCGATAAAGCCCTTCTTCTCCATTTCCGCAACCGTTCTGCGGGTAAATTCCAACGTGTAATCCTTGCCGTCATAGGTGAAAGTCAACTGCTTTGCCATGTTTCTGTCCTCCTAAAAATTCTTATGCGTCTGCGCCAACAGTGATAGGTGTAGACGGTGCGATAGTGATAGTCATGTCAACGACCTCGTTGACACCGCCGCCAACCGGGAACACGGAAAGCTGACCCTTGAACTCAAACTTACCGTCAGTGCCGGTAGGAGTCAGGGTGCCACCCTCGCCGGTGCCGCCAAACCACACGGCATAGTCCTTCTCCTGACCTTCGAGGGCTTTCAGCTTGGTAAAGTCCTCTTTGGTGTAGTTCGCAGTGAACTCAAGAGCGTCAAGAGACTGGATACCCGGAATGTAAGTCTGCATATTGTCAGACAGGGTGGTGGTTTCCAGCATTTCGGGTGCGCCGCCGAGGTCGGGAAACTCTTTAATGTCGATCAGTTTCTTCCATGTTTCCTCATTCTTCTGCATGAGAAAAATCTTGTAGGTAGAAATTGCCATGATATGTTACCTCCTGTAAATCGTTTTTTCTTTGGATATGACAGCTCGGTATCGACCGAGCATACGATAGATTGTCGCATTGTCCTGATTGGGGACAGGTTCAAGCATGGTGCGTGTGAAGTTCAGCTCCATCAGGATTTCATCAATGAATCCCACAATTTCCTTGCACTCAGCTTTTTTTCCCTTCGTGCGGTTGGAGTAGACATTCAGCTCATACATGACCGCCACATGGTTTTCCTTGCCCTCTGCGGTCTGTGTGTTGCGGAAGGTAGCGTTGTCCACCTCCACGAGAGAAACACAGGGGAAGGACGGTGGCGTTTTCACATATTCGCCAGTCATGAAGATGTCCGGGTACTGTTCTCGCACCTGTGCCGACACTTCGTTGAAAATCTCGTTCTCCATGTCGATCATCCGAACACCTCCTTTGCAATCCCCGCAATTTCGTCACAGACGGTTTTCAGTGCGTTGTACATGGGCATGATAGCGGGTGTACCATGTGTCAGACGAAGCTCACTGTCTTCATAGAAGCCCCATGTCTGACGCTTGCCCATACCCTCGCCATACCCGCCGATGGTGAAACCAAGCTCAGAGCCTTTCGGGTGAGGGGAACTCCCGGCTGAACCGTTGTGATACACACCTGCGCCAAACTCCACCCAAACAGCGTCCTCGCCAGCGGCGATAACGATTGAGACATTCTCCCGTTCGTCAATGGAAACTTGTACCTCGGCTGTCTTTGCGCCGCCGCTCTCATTGGTGAGATCGTCCACAACAGCACCGTTAAACCCGCTCTGCGCAAGGTTCGCAATCCGTTCCGCAACTTTGGTGCGAAGAAGTTCCGTTTTACGGATAATCTCTTGCTTGTATTGCTCAAGCTCTTTGATAGCCCGGTCGATGTCCTTTTCTGACAGGCTGATACGAATGACCTTTTTACCCACTTACGCTCACCTTGCTTATCGCCAGCGACACCACATTGAGACTTTTAGCAACCTTTTTCACGATGTAATCATGGGGAGTAATAACCTCGTCCTTTTCATTCACCGCAAGATTGCCCTCCTCGTCCAGTTGTGGTGTGCGGTCAACCCAAAGCACAGCGTATTCGTCAATCGGGGGAGCGTCACCGTCCATGACGATCACCTTGTCATAGGACTCGTTTTCCCCAAACTGCCGGGTCTGTGTTTCTCCCTTTGCCGCCGAAATGTTGGCGAAAAACTCTGTAGGCTTGCCATGGTGAATGTCGTATTCGCCGGTCACATTTCCATAATCGTCTGTGATAGGAGTTTTACCCTCATACAGGGCATAGAAGAATCGGGCTTTATTTCTGCTCATACACTTCATCAAATCACCCCGCAATATGGAACGACCGCTTTCAGCATGGAGGAGGGGACATCACCGTTCTCATAACTCCTCGATACGCCGTTCTCCGAGTGAGAGGTCTGTCCCTCGGCTCCCCGCTTATTCAGCATATACGCCGCAATCTCCACTTGGAGGTAGGCGTACTGTGCCGGGACTTCGGTTGCATCGTTCTGGTACGGATAGGCTTTCGCAAGAACCTTTCTTCCCGCAAGAGTGAGGTAGGTGGACAACACTTCGTCAGGGTCAGAACTTCCTACTATGGCCTTGAGAGCGGTCAGCTTTTCTTCCTGCGTCATGCTGTCTCACCTTCCTTTCATTCGTTAGTTTCCGAGGTCTCCTCGGTGGTGTCCTTCTCAGGTTCACCCTCGGTGGAATCGCCGGGGGTCTCCTCGGTGGTGTCCTTCACGATGAACACCCGGTTAAGCGGGTTTTTACCCTCCGCAAGCTCTTTGATACGAGCCTTGGTGGGCTTGTACCCCTCCACAGGGTACATATCACCTTCCTGATAGAGGTGTTCATCGTTTTTCAAATCCCGAAACGGGCTGATTACTCGATACATTTTCTGTCCTCCTTATACTGCGATTACACGCCGGGGGTGACAGTAATCTTAACTGCCTTGGTAGCGTCCGTCAGAGCCGCAAGATAGTACTTACGGGAGAAAATGGTGTTCAGACGGGTGTTTGCCGCAGTCTCGGAACGGCTGTTGGCAGTAATCTGCTCGACCTCAACACCCTTCTTGTTAAACAGAGTGACCGCTTCCTTAGTACCGATGATGATAGTACCAGCCACTGCGTCCTTCTTGGTGTACAGGTTGACACCTGCCACAGTACCGACATAACCATTACGAGCGAAGGACTCAACATACTTGATGTCTTCGTTCAGAGCCTTACGAATTGCCGCCATATCAGCCGCATTGACGAAACCAAAGATGTTCACGCCCTCAATCTGCTCAAGGTTCAGCTTGGCTACAGCGTCAGCAAAAGTGCCAAAGCCGTAAGTCTTCGCTTCAACAGCAAGAGTAGCCTTGTTGAACTCTGCGAAGATGTCCTTGTTGACGGTGTTGAACATATCCGTACCCATATGGCGAACGCCGACAGGAATGAGCATGGGGTCAGTCATGGCCTGTTCGTCATAGTACTCGAAGCGGTTCTGAGCAAGCAGAATCTTGTACTCCTCCGGGGTATAAGTGACCTCAATGGACTTGGTATTACCCTTGGTCATTTCCAGCTTTTCAGTGCCATCGGTGGCCTTGTAGACATTGATCTTGCGAATCATGCCGGCCTGTCCCACAAGAGAGTTGTCCACAGTGCAAAACTGTTGCAGATCAAGGTGGGAATTGTACTGGTCTTCAATCTCGTTGGAGAGATAGAAGTTATCGTAAATCTTGTATGCCATTATTCTTTACCTCCATAAAGTTCTTTGTATTCCTCCGGGTGTTCCTCGGAGAACTTGTGACGCTCCATCGGGTCGAGCTTACGGAACTTTTCGAGCGTCATGGTCTTGGAATCCCCATCGGGGGTAGGTTTCGGTGTATTCTTGAGAGCTTCCGCACGAACCTTCTTCTCAAAGGAAGTCAAGTGCTTCTGCTGATTGGCAAAGACCTTCTCGGAATCACCATCAGCCATAGCCTCAGCCGTTTCATCGGCGAGGGATTCATCGTAGCCGAGAGCGACCAGCTTCGCCTTGTTCTTGGCGATAACAGACTCACGCAGGAGCTTGTCGTACTTGCTTTGAAGTTCTTCTCGCTCCTCCTGTTCCTTCTGCTTTTTCTGCTCGTCCTCGGTCATTTTCTCCCGGAGCTGTTTCTTATACCCAGCGGCTTCGCTGTTGCTCTTGGAGAGGGCATTTTTCAGCCTTTCAATTTCAGCGGAATGGTCTTCCGGGACAGTTACCTTTTCCAAAGCGGCTTCGACCTCTTCAAAGGCCATACCCTCTTTGTAAGCGTCCCCAAGCACTTCTTTAAGGTTCATACTGATTTCCTCCTTGCGTTTCATAGGTAGTTCACTCTACACAGTTTTCTGTTTGAAGGGTTGTCTCCCTGTTGCGTTTTAAGGTGTTCCCTCACCATAACCAAGCGAAAATCGCTTTAATTATTCGTCTTCGTCCGAACTGTCCGGGTTTTTCGGATTGTTCGGGTTGTTCTGCGCCGCCATCTGCTGTTGCGCCAGCTTTTCCTGCTGTTCCTCGTAATACTCCATGCTCATGGTGTACGCCCTTTCCGGGTCTACGAATAGGCCGCTGTGCTGGAACGCCAACAGAGGGTGAATCTTCGACTGCTGTAGCATGGCCACCAACACCTGAGACTTGCTCTGAATGTTCTCATAATTGCGTCTGGTAAACTGCAATTCGATGTCCTTCAAGCGGAGATTGATGTCAGACAGGTCTCGGCAGATACGGAGAACCAGCTTGAGCATTTTCTTTTCGGCTTTTTTGAACATATGCTCGCTGTCTTTTGCCCTCGCTTCCGCAAGCGACCAGCCATCACGCAGGAGCACCGCCGCCCCGGTGTCGGAAGTAGAACTGCCGCCGTTTCTGTTGGGCATACCGCAGATGGTGAGGACAGCGTTGTACAGATCGTCTTTGAGCGTCTGCGTCTGCCCCTGATTCAGTTCCTTCACAACGAGGTCAACATCAATGTTGCCGCCATTGTCGTTAGGCGGTACGAGAATTGCACCCTCCGCAAGAAATTCTTTGAATTTCTCTTTCTCGATGTGGCAACCGATGAATTTCCAGAACGCTTGAATGAACTGCTCCACGCCATCCATACGGTTAGACTCAGTGTTGTTGATTGCGTCCAGAAGAGGAAGGACAATCTCAAAAGAGCCAAGCCGAGCGTTGTTTGCCGGGTACTCAAAAATCGGAATCATGTCCAGAGCATGAGCCTTGGACTCCTCCCGATTGATGATGTCCCCATCAATCAGCCAGTAGTAGTTCTCGGTGTAAACGGAATAGTGCGTTACCTCGTCCTCGTCTTTGCTGTACTTTACCGCCATCAGCGGCTTGTTTCCGATTTCATTGGAATACACAACGAAGGTGTCACGGGGGTCGAGCGTGTACATTTCAAACGGGGACTCGTCTTCATCATCCGATTCATCGGGCAACACCAAGCGAAAAGCGGTTCCGCAAATCATCTGCCATTCCACAATCTCTTGGTCTTGCGTGGCTTTGTCCTCGGCAAACATCAGCTCATTCAGAGCCGTAATACCAGAGGTGACGCTTTCCTCAGTGCTTCTGCCGATATACTGGATGGGTTCTCCGCAGAGATAACCGACCTTGAAGGAAACAATCTCGTTCGCCCGGTTCTCCACAATCCTGTTGCAGATTTCGGGACGGACTTCTTTCGTCCGATTCTGAATGGGTTGCTCGCCCTTGTAGTACTTCCACAAGTAATCAATCTCACTGCGGTTGAGAGCGTGGTCGTTGAGGGCTTTCTGCAAAACCGTAACCACATTCTCGTTGGTAATCTCCTTCACGCTGGACTTGATAACCCGTCTGCCGCTCATTTGCCGGGTTTTGCTCACCGGCTTTGAGGTGTCGATCACATTTCCCAAGATTGCTCCCTCCTTTCCTCTAAAATAAAAAGACGCATGACTGTTCGTAGGGCTTTCGCCATACTCGCAATCATGCGCCAAACTCAAACTATAATTTTTCGCATATATTATAGCATTTTAATTCTCGAAAGTCAAGTTATGATTCTTGTTTCGAGAATTATTTGTTGAAAACTCGGTGGGAATTGTGAATTACCAAGGTCGTTTGAAAACTTCCACCTTTTGTCCGCTCAGGCTTTGGGCATATTCAGCCAGCATTGCCATGCCATCGGGAACATCATCGTGCTTATTCTTACCAGCCATTGTGTAAGAGCAGAGCATATCCATCATCTTGCCGTAGTCTGACTTCCGCTGGTAGAGAGAAGCGTCTTTGAACAGGCAGTGTTCCTTGACCCATGCGCTGTTTACGATGATTTTCGTTTCCTTGTTAGCAGTGGTGAACTTGGTGGTGATGTGCGTGATACCGCCTTTTTTCTTTACTTCCTCCTGTATTTTCTCAGCGACCCGCCGCCCAGCGGAATTAGACTCGAACCGGCAGGATTTCACCTTGTCCCGCATAAGGATTTCCGTCAGCCGAGCGTCCACGATATTGGGTAGCCCATTGTCGCACACGCAATCGTCAATATAATAATCCTGCCCATACACATACGCCACCGGCAGGAAAGCGTAGTCCGCTCCTTTGTCCTTGGTGTCGCAGATACCAATGATTGCGTCAGGGTCTTCCTTCGGCAACTCGAAGTAGCGGCGAAGCTCGTCTTGTGCATAAACCAAGCCCTCACGCTCAATCGGCTCGTTCATATACAGTGCTCGCCAGCTCACATCGTCCATGATGTTCCTCTGCTCGTGATAAAATCTTGTGTTGAACCCCACGCCATAAGCATAGTCAAAATTGGATTCATCGTTTTCATCAAGAGCGGGAATCACAATGAATTTTGCCCGGTCACTGTCGATATACTCCCGCTCAAGCCGACCAATGACATCGTGGACAGACCAACGGGTTGCAATGTGAAGTTCTTTACAGTGATCTCCGATTTTACGCTGTCTCAAGTCAGTGGTGTAGGTCTCCCACAGCTTGTCCAATCGCTCCTTGGACAGAGCAACTTCAATACCAGATACCAAGTCATCACAGTAGAGCAGAGTAGCCGCACGATACAGACCAGCATTGCCAGTTCCGATAGAGGTGAACTCCAAGGTTTCAAAACGCTGTCGTTTGTCAAGGTCGATAC